CCCTCCTTATACGCCGGTCGTTGAAACAGTGCCACCAGCAATCGCGCCGTTTGGCGAGTTGAAGTGGTTGTTCAAACGAACGATGATTGGGATACCAGCAACTGTGAAGTCTGCGTTCTCAGGATCATCCTGGATGCCCATGATGCGCAGGTTCAAAGTGTTGGTGGTTGCAATGGTGTTCAAGTCCAGAGTACCGGACGAGAGACCAGTCGTTGTCGAACCGGAAGCGGCAGTTGCGAAGTTTGCGTTCGAGAACACAGCTGCGCGTACTTCTGCTTCAGTGTCGAAACCAACCACAACGTTCGAGGTCGAGATTACGAACAACTGTGCAGGATCGTCGTAGACGAATGCCTTTACAGGGAAGTTCGAATCTGCGCCAGAACCTGGCCAGTAGTTCGAGAAGACTTTTTCACCAGTGGTAGAGGACACGTACTCGCAACCCCAGAACACGCCAAGAAGGCCTACCGTGCCACCCGTTGCCGCACCAACGATGTCGATAACACCGTCAGAGGTAGGGATAACAGGGGAACCCTGATAGATCGCGTTCGTATTGGTCGAAGCAATACGGTACTCAGTTGCACCGGTGCTGTTGGTGTTCTGACCCATCTTGCCGATGGGACGAAGACCGAATGCGCCATTTGTATTGGCCATTGGACAGCTCCTTTAGCTTTCAGTTACTCGGAGTCGCTCCTGCGACCTCCGAAGGATACACGACTTTGCCGACTTTGATGAATCGGCATTGAAGGATGTTGCTCCTTCATCAAGTCCTGATCGACAGCCTGCATCTGTTCGCGGGTCCGGTTCCCGTAATACGCGGATCTTTCTTGAGCAGTTTCGATAGGAATACGGCACAGCATCAAACCACCATTACCGATGACTCCCTCAAACCGACCTTCGTCGATTACAGGTGCCTCGTAATCCGGATACTCGTCAGCACGGACAGGTTCCCATCCTTCACGCAGTTTGGAATGGACATTCATCTTGTCATCCTCGCCACGCATAGCGACTCGAATCCAACGATGCACGTAGCCATCAGGGGCCGGTGGAGCATCGAGGCGGCTGGGCGGTGCCCAAGGTTTGCGGCGCGCGGTAGTTTCACGCGTTTCTGAAGCTCGCGGTGTGCGTTTATTGTCAGTCGTCATCAGATCACTCCTTTACGTACTTTGCATATTCCTCGAGAGGAACGTTCAGCTTTTTCGCAATTGCGATCTGCGACGGTGACAGCTTCACGGTCCTGCGCCCCTGTTTTGTACTGCGGGATGCGGAGTTACCAGCAGAAGCGACCTGGCTTGCTCCACCCGATTTTTTGTCCGCCTTGAACTTGTGCGGAAACTCCACACGCATCCGGCGATCAATCTCACTATAGTACTCATCGCTCTGCGGGTCAAAACCTTCTTCTTCAACTAGTTTGCGATGAACACCAAATGCGGCATAAGTCATGACCTCGTCCTGACCAAACCACTCGTTCTTTTCCGCCCAGCTTTGCGCTTTGGGATCCGGTTGGATCTCCTGCTGCTGTGGCTGTTGATACTGCTGCGGCTGAGCTTGCTGCGGTTGCTGCCGTTCAACTGCTACGCGCTCTTCTGCGCGACGTTTTGCAAGATCATAACGCTGTTGGTCAGACAGAGCACGAGACAGCATTTCCTGCGCCTCAATGACTTTGTCCGCGTCACCAGAATCATAAGCCTCTTTGTAGCTGCGCTTTGCCGCAGCAACCTGAGCCTCGATACGTGCGCCGTATTCGTTCAAGTAGCCGCTATCCAGCTGCTTGAGGCGACCCTCGAGTTGTTGCTTTTCCTGCAACAGTTGCTGTGCCAAACGAACCGCTTCCTGACGATCCCGCTCTTCTTTGCGGTACTTTTCCGTCAGCTTCTTGATGCGGTTCTGCACACCTTTGCTATAAGAATCTAGCTCGTCGTCACCAGACGCACGGTCGTCCTCTGAACTACCTTTGTCGTCCTCTGAACGAGCCTCAACCTTTTCTTCTGTACCAGATTCTGTACTGGACTCCTCCGTCTCGATCACGATCTCCTCGTTCTCGAGCTCTTGGCGCTCTTCAGCCATTGCACTCTCCTCAGACATGTTTGATGTCATCAGGGTTCTCAATCGTGGCAATCACCTCATCATCATTGATGATACGGATCTCACCACCGTCGATCTTGAACCTTGATCCTGAATACCGGCCAATGCATACCCATTGACCCTCCTTGCACCACGGCTCCGCGTCAGGACCAAACTTATCAGGGTCCTTGTACGCCAAAGGTCCAACCTTCAGCACATACGCAACCACGGTCGCAACAGACTCACGATCCCGAACCTCGTCCGGAATGTGCAGGCCGCCTTTCGTCTGCGTCGCGCCCTGGTAAGGCATGACAAGAACCCGCCAACCTGTTGGTTGCGGGAGACGTTCTAGCAGCGGTTTTTCGAGAAGAGACGGATCTAAAACACGATCCTTTGCGTCTACATACGCGCCTTCCACAGAGGGTCCTTCAGGCTCCTGTTTTGCCTGACGGTCCTTTTGGATTTTCTGCGCGACGTGATCAGGAAGATATAAAGTCTTCGACATCGTCAGCGTGGTTCTCCAGCAGGGCTTTTATTTCTTCTCTGGCAAAGGTAAGGCCATCTCACCTACCAAAGATTGGTACTGCTCCCAGTCCCGTGCAGAACCGTGAGCAAGGGAGTCAGCGATCCCTTCCTCACGTTCTCTCAACAACTTATACATATACTTTGCGAAGTCAGCAACATCCATTACAGGATATCCTTATAATCCTTTTGTACTTCGGATGTAATAGGTCCACCCTCTACCCACTTATCACAGGTATAGGATGCTTCGCAAACAAACTTGAACAATTGGCAATAGCCCAAATCACCAGACTCGTCGCCAATGCACTCAAGCATCTCTTCGGTCTGATCATAGGCTTTGCAGTTTCCGCAAACCTGGCTCACGCGGAAGCCGCCGTCATCAGAAGGATCGCGATAGTTCGCGTCCTCCATGGCAGCCTCTTTGTTCTCGGCGTTGATCTCCGCATCTTGAGTTGCGACGGGGCAGCTGGGGCCCTCGTCGTCATCAAACTCATAGCTATCGACGGGGATCTCGTTTCCACCGGTCAACGTGATGATGATTGTAGAAGCCATTAGAAGGTCCCCTTGAATCCTTTGCCGGAGGTTTGGACGGCTTTGCAGCCACGAACCATTCCGCCATCCTTGAACTCCATGAGCTCAATGTCCTGCTCAGCACGGCGACGAGCAGCGCGATTGCCCCGCTCAATTGCACCAGCTTCTTCGCGAGTGTAATTTTCACGGGTCATTTCCTCCATCTCACGACGGCGACGCACCATGTCCTCTACGTCATCACGCTCCGCTTCGGGAGAGATGTCGATCTCAGGACGCATCATTGGGCGGCGTGGGTTCATCATGGGTGTGCGAGAGCGTTTGGGTCCAGGCATGGGAGGTCTCCTTAGAAGATACCGGTAAATTTATTTGCACGAGCAGAAGAACTATAACGAGACTGCACCGTCCCGCCGTTCTTCTTTTTCTGCGGCTTTGACTTGCCTGCTCTTTCCAGAGCAATGGCAACGGCTTGTTTCTGAGGGTAGCCCTCATCACGAAGCTTGCCGATGTTTGAGCTGATTGTCTTTTGGGACGAGCCTTTCTTCAAGGGCATATCAACCTCCACGATTTAGCACAGCCTGGCGCTGAACATTGATGCGCTCCAGGTTTACAGCATTACGTTCGTCGGCAATCTCTTCCTGCAGCTCCAAGCGAGCAGCTTCACCTGCCGCTTTTTGCTGAAGCTTGGCCATCTCGATAGCCAGCTTGTTCTGGTCGTTCTGCGCCTTCTGCAGGAGATCCTGTTGATCAAGCTGCAACTCTGCTTGACGGATCTGAACCAAAGGATCTGCCGCAGGGTTTGGCGGAGCAGGTACCATCTCTGGAAGAAGCTTCTCCAGGATCTGGCTCTGAATCAATGCCACATAGTCTTCCAAGTCCTTGGGGTTCGCCAAAGCCTGTTCGGTCATCGCAATCTGCTGCTCGATCAAAGAAGGGTCGGCCATGCCGTTTTGAACCGCAGCCCGAGCCTGCGAGATTGCATTCTGAGCGCCTTCCATGACCTGCTGGCGCGCCAAGAAGTTCACGTGCTGCTGAATGTGCGTATACAAAAGACCCATGACCTGCGGAGATGCCTGAACCAAGGGTGTCTTGAGCAGCATGATGTGAGCCTTGATGTGTGCGTCGTGGTTCTGCTCCACGAACGCCAACAGGTTCTGCATCTGCAGTGCTTCGCCGTTCTCGGTCATCGGATCTTTAGGCTGAGGCTCCGGAGGAGGAGGCAACAGCTCGTCGATGTTTTGAACCTCTAGCGCCTGATACATCCGACGATAGGCTGCGTTGAGGTTGTGCATGTCAGGATTGGACTGCGCCAACTGCAACTGCGTCTGAGCCAACGACACGCGCTGGGCCATCGAGAAGATGTTTGGATCAGAAACAGGGATGATGTCCACGCGACCATCAAAGTCGGTTTCCATCACTTCTGGAGTTCCGCTCTCCACCATGTACGGATAGGAGGGCCCCATGTACTGCGCCACGACCCGAGCCAGAATCTTGAACTCGTTTTTCTGCGCATAGTGCAGGCGCTTATGAATCGCAGACATGACCTTCATGCCACGCTCAAGCATCGCCACAGTCGTACCAACTGGCATTTCTTGGTTCATGTTGCTGACCTGCTGATCAGCCACAGAAACAAAACGACGACCACCCTCGACAAGCGCGCCGAGAAGTTGTGCCAATGTCGCCGAAGGTTCCTTGTAGGGCAGCGGGATAATCGAATCCCGAATGCTGCCCCCAGGTGCATCAATGTCCCGCCACTCGCCCGGTTGCAGCGGTTCGTCGTCATTACGAACGCGCACACCACGGGCCTTAAAGCCGGCTGGGAGATTAGCCAGAGTACCCGCGTCGATGAGCTGACGCAGGATGCTCGTGGCAGCACGACCAAGGCCCCCAATCATGTGGGTCAGACCAAAACCATAGAAGCCTAGACCCGGCATGAATTTGTAGTGGACGAAGTATGGGATTGCGCGCTTCAACGGATCCATCTCCGCAAAGTTGCGGCGGATCGCAAGAATCATCCCACTGTCTTTGTCCAACGTGACGATGTAAGGAAGCTTGATGCCAGTGGGCTCACCCTCTGCATCTACGTCCTCAAAACCCTCAATGTCGAGTTCGACATGCATTTCAAGAATGGTACGAACGTCGTCGGTGTACGACTTCGATGTACCCTGAAGCTGGTCTACCTTTTCGCGGACCTCGTTCTCTTCGTCATCTCCCGCCATCGGCAAGTCAATGTCGCGGTAGAAACCTGAAACCTGAAGCTTGCGAACCTCATTGTCCGACATCTTCAAGACGTGCGTGATCCGAGAGGCCGTAAACAAATCACTCGCAGTGTACGGGACAACCACATCCTGAGCAGGAACAAACTTCGAAACCGGGCGGCCCTTGGTCTCGTCAAAGTATACCTTCTTGAAGGTAGAACCAGAAAGCGGCAAGTAGAACAACATCTGATCCATGTCTGGATCATACTCGTCCATCCGATCCGTAATCAGATAGTTGAGGTAGTCCTTAACCCGCTTGGCTTGCGCCTCGGTCTCTCTGTTCTCTACGCCAACAATGCGGGTGTTTACAGGGCCGCCTGCAGGCAGAAGCTCTTTGTAAGCCTGAGCCTGGAACTGCGTTACACTCTCAGAGATCAGCGGGTGCGTAACCCCAGACGCACCTTCGAACGGTTCCGTGCGGTCCTCAACACGTACACCCAAAAGCTCCAGGCCTTTGACGTATGTGTCTTCCCACTCGGACCTTGATTCTAAGTCGTCCTCAAACGCACCAGAGAGATCATTGGAAATCTCTCCCAGAACTTCGTCATCCAGAAACTCAGCCAGGTTTGCGTCGTGAGGAATGAGAGCATTACCGATGCCCTCCATCTCCAGCACGTCAGCCATTGCTTGAACGATCGCAGACCCGTCACCCTGGTCGATGACCTCTGCCCCGCCTTCGAAATCAATAGGCTCTTGAACGTCAACGTCCATACCCTGAAGCTCAGGGGGAACATCCCCCGGAGTCATAGCAGAGTCTACCAAAGAACCCATAGGGCGAGGAGGCAGTGCCATTAGTAATACTCCCGTTTACGAGGAACAAAGTCTTCTGGTTCCTCTTCTTCGTGAATCGATACAAGTCCACCCTGGCGGAAACGCATCAAAGCCAAGGTCATACTATCACAAAAATCGTCATGTTCTCCATTAGGAAATGAAGCGACTTCCTCGATGACCTCATCGGCAAACTTTTTATCAGCCGGAGCCCACACCATTCCCGCCTCAAACAGCGGAGATACCATGTGCATCCGTGTGGTCTTGTCTATACCACCTCCGCCCGCACGTCTACCCGGCGAGAAGCCCAGCGCAGGAATACCACGCGCCCTCATCTCATCCAAAAGCGGGCCACCCGTGGCTTTCTTTTCCACGATGACCATGTCGGGCTCCCAGTATTCGCACTCCTCGTAGGCAACCTCTTTCAACTCAGGAAAGCTCCACCGCCCACGCTGCGCGTCCAGCAGAATAATATTTTCTTTTCCGCCCTCTTCGGGTTCGAATATTCCCCACGTCGTAATCGCAGAGTAGTCAGCCGTCTCTTTCTTCGAGAACGCAGTATCGTATGCCTGCAAAACATACTTCACTGGTGGGATGTCTTCCTTCTCCCACAGCTTCCACCACTCGCGCTTTACAATCGCCGACTCTGTAGCCGTCGGCTGCTGCTGCCACTGAGCCGACCACTTGCCCACAGGAAGCGAGGCTTTGATCGAAAGCAGAGCGTCTTTTTCCCAAAACTCAGGCCATAACGGGTTACCAGACGGCAAAATTGCTGGAAATTCAACGACTTCCCACTGGTCTGCCATGGGATCAGATGATTGCGCCTGCAACAATCGACCCGTCAAATCCTTCTTACCCCAGCGTGTCATAACCAAAATGATCGCACCACCAGGCTGCAAACGCTGTCGAGGACCAGAAGTGTACCACTCATACGCGTGATCGAACGCAGTCTCGCTCAGCGCGTCCTGTTCCGAGTGGGGGTCGTCAATAATGAAGAGGTCAGCACCACGGCCAGTAACGGCAGCGCCAACACCAGCAGCGAAATACTCGCCGCCTTTGTCGGTGCCCCACTTGCCTGCTCCCTTGTTATCTTCTTTAAGAACGGTGTTCGGAAAGATTTCCTTGTAGGCTGGGTCATCAATCAAATCCCGCACCTTACGACCAAATCGTACCGCGAGCTCCGTGTTGTGTGTGGCCTGAATAATCTTCAGCTTTGGATTGCGGCCCAAGAACCAAGCTGGCATCAAAAACGAAGCAAACTCAGACTTCGAATGACGCGGCGGCATGTTGATAATCAAACGCTTCAACTCACCTCGCGCCACGCGCTCGAGCTTCTCAGCAATAATCCGATGGTGGTTGCCCTCAATAAAGTTCTCATACACGTGATGAGCAAAAGGCATGAACTTATTAGAAGCCTCTTCACGCAGGTCCAGCTTCCGCTTTGCCTCCGTAAGAGCAAGCATCTCCCGCAAAACTTCGTCAGGTATCGCCTCTAGCGCACTGCTCATAGCTTCAACGTATAATTCTTGCCAACATACTTGTACCCCATCCGCTCAAACATCTTCGCAGTCTTGTCAGGGGATACACCCGTCGTCACACCAAGATGGATCTCCAACGCACCTTTGTCCTTGGCCCACTTCTCAAACTTCTTCAGCATGCGAATCGCGATACTCGAACCTCGCTGCTTGGGCGTAACATACCAGGCAAAGTCATGCGCAAAGAAGGCAGGGCCAAAATAATGCGTCGCCAAGGCCCCCGCAAACAGACCGACAGGATTAGTGTCTTTATACGCAATCAAGCCGAACCCATAGTCCGACTTGATAATGCGATCAAAGATGTTCTGCGCCGCCATCTCTATATCAAATGGCATGTCCGCATAGGCGCTCTCTTGGTGCATCTTCTGCCCAAGGGCAATCACGTCGCGGATGTTCTCTAACTGAATCGGCTCGTATTTTATACTCATGCCAAGGGTCTGGCTCCCAACCGGCCTATTGCACTTGTTCCTGAACCACCTCTACCACGCATAGTGGTTGTGGGCAAGCTCGAAGGGAACCGAGGTGCAGCGCCAAGTTGGCCAGCAAGGGACAAAAGACCCATCGGAGACGGACGGCGAGCAGAAGCTTCTTCGACTACAGCTTCTTCAGTTTCAGGCATGCGGCTCCGCTCAATCGCAGCAACGGCCAAAGGCAGATCTACGCCCTGCTCAACCAAATCCTGCACAGCCGGGTCGTTCGCATCTACGCGCATTGAGCGCGCAGCATCCGCATCTACGCGCATTGAGCGCGCAGCATCAGGACCAAGGATATTTTGCACATATTCCTGTGTCTCACGGAACTCAGGGACACCACCCGCCGTTTCGACTGCGCCAGGCCCCGCATTGTATGCAGCCAATGCCAGCTCATAGTCCCCACCAAACTCGTCCAACATGGCCCGCAAATACTGCGCCCCGAACCGCAACGACGCATCCGGGTCAAACCGCTCTTCCAAACCGATCGGATCCACACCGTAACCAGGCTGCCGCGCCGTGCTTGGAATAATCTGCGCCAAACCAGCAGCTTCATCAGGGCTTACAGCGTCAGGATTAAAAGAGCTCTCCTGCATGATCATCCGACGGAAAATCGCAGGGTCCAACCCATACTCCTCAGCGTACATGTCCGCGAGTTCGTAATAATTCATGTCTCTTCTTCCTCTTCTTTGGCTGGAGGCAGCTCCTCGCAAACTTCTCCGCTGCAGCAAGGATCAACGTTCACACCACAATTAACACATTGTGAGTGACCATGCACGTACACCGTGCCACGGTCCGAGTGA